CGAATATTTATTTACTGTATATGATGTATATAATGTTACATCTTCTGTTATTTCTTCTTCATCATAGCATCTATTATTTAGTTCAAAACATTTAAATGTATATCCATCATATGTCGGAGCATCTACTAATTCAACAGATGTACCTTCATCTACTTCTTTTATATCTAAAATTGGATCTGTTGTGGAGGTCAGCGCAGTGACATTCCCTGCGTATAAATCCACTGAGATATACGCACGAAGCAAGGAGGCATTGGAGAATGCCCGGTCGGCTCTGGAAAGAGCCAGACAGGAAAGTGCGGACTCACTGGACAGTGAGCTTGAGTTACTGAAGGAAAAAACAAGAATCTTAGGAGGTTCGAGATGAGAAAGAAATATCTTGAGAATAAGATCAAGAGACTGACAGAAAAGAGAAATAGACTCACTCAGAGAGCACTGGAATCTCAGGATGCTGCAGAAGTCCGCTCCATCAATGAGAAGCTTGCAGACATCAATGATGAGATCGCAGACGCACAGGAAGAACTGGATGCAATCAATGCAGACGCTCAGGCAGATCAGCAGAGATCTGCGGATCCGGTACAGACGGGTACTCAGGTTCCTGCAGGTGCGCAGAGAGTGAACGGAAATGTCGTTGGTGCTTTCGGTCAGGTCACGGAGACCACGCAGACCAGAGAGAACACTGATCCGTTTGCTACTATGGAGTACAGACAGGCGTTCATGCGCTACGCTCAGACAGGACAGGAGATCCCGGCAACGCTCTATCAGCGTGACGGTTCCCCGGCGAATACTAACACGCTCGGTGCAACGATCCCGACAACGGTTCTTAACGAGTTCATCAATGAGATCCGTGAAGTCTACGGCAATCTGTACAGCAAGGTACGGAAGCTGAACATCCGTGGTGCTGTCAAGGTTCCGATTGCGGAGCTGCAGGCTTCCTTTAAGTGGATCACAGAAGAGACGGTTGCTCCGAGAGAAGACGGTGGCAAGATCACTGACTTCGTGGAATTCTCCTATAACATGTGTGAGATCCGTGTTGCGCAGACGCTCCTGTCCTCTATCGTCACTCTGGATCTCTTCGAGCGTGAGATTGTCCGTGTAATGATGGAAGCTTATCTGAAAGCTATGGATACAGCCATCATCAAGGGTACAGGTAACGGTCAGATGCTCGGTATCCTCAACGATCCGAGAATTGCAGCAACGGGCAATGTTATCACAATGACTGCCAAAGAGATCAGCGACTGGACAGCATGGAGAAAGAAATTCTTTGCAAGGCTTCCGCTCGGTTACAGGGCAGGGGAATTCATCTTCCCTCTGGCAACTGTTGACGCTTATCTTGAGACGATGGCAGATTCTAACAACAATCCGATCTTCCGTCAGGCAACTGGTCTTGATGTCAATGATGGTGACAGCCGGAACCCGAACGGTCGTTTCTTCGGTCGTGACATCTCTCTGGTCGAGCCGGACATCATCACAGACTTTGATTCTGCTGCATCCGGTGACGTAATCGGTATCTTCTGGCAGCCGGCCGAATATGCCATCAACACCAACATGCAGTTCGGAATGAGGCGTTGGTTCGATGAAGACCGCAACGAGTGGGTCAACAAGATGCTCACCATCGTTGACGGGAAAGTCCTCAATCCGAGAGGAATCTGGATCATCAAGAAGGCTTAAGGAGGTGACACTTCATGACCAATGTAGAGGCTCTGAAGAATCTGTACATCTCTTGCGGTGGACAGCTCACGGACAAGTATGATGATATTGCGAATGGTATCCCGGTATCCGATTACGTCATCACTCCTGATCTGATCAATGCGATCTCGCAGAAGATGGCGATAGCGATGTTAGCACTTAAAGCCATCATAGATGGTAATCACTAAGGGATTTTAACGGAGGTAAACGATTATGATCAACAAGAACAGGATTGTTCCGGTAACAGCTATCGACCTGATCAGCCTGTATGGTCTGATTCTTGCAGTCGGTAATGAAAATGTATCCGCACTGGCAGCGGATGACGTTGTCGGCAATTTCAAGGTCACATCTGCCGGAAAGTACCTTGCAGATCAGCCCGTAGAGAGCATCGACATCACAGCAGCATCTGCAACAGTGTACTTCGTCCCGGCATATGACTATGTTGGTTTCAAGGTCAGCGGTGCTGCGGTCACTCCGACAGTTCCCGATGAGGGCATTCTTAAGGATGGTCGGACACTGTACAAGGCAGTCCTTGCATCCGGTGCGGTCACGATCACGAAGGTCGGTTTCTAACTATATGTGAGAATATCGAGGTAAGGAGGGAGAGCGGATATGTTGGACAAGGTGAAAACTGGTCTGGGTATCACGGGAGACTATCAGGATGATCTTTTGCAGATCTACATTGATGATGTTATCGCATATCTGCGGTCAGCAGGAGTGTCTGAGACTGTGATTCGGTCGGATGCAGCTACGGGCATCATCGTGAGAGGTGTCGCTGATCTGTGGAATTACGGCAGCGGTGGGACTTCCCTCTCTCCCTACTTCATGCAGAGAGCAGTTCAGCTTGCTTTGCAGTAAGGTGGTGAGCGTATGGCTAACTATCGACCGATGCTAGACAACACCATCCCTCTCCTGCTCCTCGCTCCCACATATAAAACGGTCTCAGGTGTTCCCACCAAAACGTATCCTCCCACTTCTCAGGGGGTTCTCATCTACGGGAACTTCAAGACCTATGGAGGGACGGAGCGGAACGTGAACGGTCTTTACTCCATCGAGGACACTGCTGTCATTGAGACATGGTACAGACCGGACATCCTGAGTGATTGCAGAATATGCCTTGCTCAGACGGGTGCAGTGTACGAGATACTGGGAGAGCCTGAGGACATCAATATGCGTCATCAGTTCCTGCAGTTCAAGGTCAAGAGAGTAAAAGGTGGTGCGTAACAATGGGACGGAACACTTTGAAGCTTGACACGACCGGATTTGAAGAGATGATCAGGCATTTGCAGGAGCTGAACGGAGAAGTCCAGAAAGCTGTCACAGATGCGCTTCAGCAAGCTGCTGAGACCATCACGGATGACACGAGGGACGCAGTCACAGCCGGGAATCTTCCTGCAGGGGGAAAGTATTCAACAGGTGCAACGGCTGCATCTATCGTCACTCCGAGGGTTATCTGGATAGGTGGGACACAGGCAGAAGTTGGTGTGGGATTCGATTACTCGAGACCTGGGGCAGGTGGGTTCCTGATTTCCGGCACTCCGAGGATGAAACCGGATGCGGAACTGCAGAGGATATACAAAAGAAAGAAGTACATGAGGGACATTCAGCAGGACATGACGGATGTTGTGCAGGATTACATTGTGGACGCTCTAAGAGGAGGTGGGTGAGATGAAGGATGCGCTTATATCGTTACTGGAAAGCTTTGGCTATCCGGTGAGACTGCAAGGCTCCCTTGCAGAGGATGAGGCTTATCCTGATTCCTTCTTTACTTTCTGGAACAACGACACATCGGATAGTTCCCACTATGACAACGATGCAATCGGTTATATATGGGACTTCGATGTCAATTTTTACAGCACCGATCCGTCATTGGTCAATACCATCTTACTGGATGTCAGAAAACTGCTGAAGAAGAACGGGTGGATCGTCTCAGGGAAGGGTCACGACCTTGCCACAGACGAACCGACTCACACAGGAAGACAGCTAAATGCTGTTTACATCGAAAGATGATATGGAGGTATAAGATATGGCAACAACTTATCCGAGCAAATCGCTGCAGGAAATTGTTGAATATAGAGGTGTCGAAGGACTGGTTGCAGCGGAAGTCCTCTACGACAATAACGACACGACAGGTGCAGAAGGCACGACAGGTTATGTAACAGGTCAGGTCTTCGCTGTCGCAGGTGTCGCAGAGATCAGCAAGACAACGGATTCTTCAAGTGAAACGCATTATTACGACAACATCCCGGCAATCGTCATCAACAGTAAAGGATCGGATGAAATCACGATCTCTGCATCTGCCATTCCGATGGATGTACTCGCTATGATCACAGGTCAGGTCTACGATGAGACACTTGGTGCGTTTATCGAGGGCGAGAGAGATGTCAGGTATTTCGCTATCGGTTACAAGACCAAGAAGACCAACGGTGATGAGGTCTATGTTTGGAGATACAAGGGCACATTCAACATTCCGGATGAGACCAATGGCACCGAGGATGACGGTACGGATGCAAACGGTCAGGAACTGGTCTATACGGGCATCAGCACCACTCACAAGTGGTCAAAGACTGGAAAAGGTGCGAAAGCACTCAATGTTGACACTGCAAAGGATCTTGCAGACGTCTCTGCATTCTTCGACAAGGTCACGACTCCTGACAGTCTCACAAAAAAGACTCCGTGAGCCTGATAAGACAATAGCATAACGCAAACATCAGAGCATGGGGACAGCCCAATTCGTGAGGTTTTATGTGTTTCCTCCTTTGGCGTAATTACCCATGCTCGTTTTATAAAAGGAGAGAAAAATGAAGCTGAATATCTATGAGAAAAGAAAGATCGTCAAGACATACGAGGTAGACACTTATGAAATCATGTTTGGCATTGTCGAGGATCTGATTGACGCAGCCAAGCTGGACAAGATTGAGAGTGGAACAGATGCAGAAATCGTGATTGCTGCAACGAGCATGGTTACAAACAGCATGGATACGGTCAAGGAGCTGCTGAAGGACATCTTTGACGGTCTTACGGACGATGAGATCAAACACGCTAGAGTGTCTGAGATCGTCAATGTTGTTGTAGAGGTCATCCTGTATGCAATCGGTCAAATTTCTATCCTTGGAGGGAAGAAGGAAAAAAACTGAGTGAGGGAGAGAAGGATCTCTCCCTTTACGAGGTGTTTTTTGAGATTGAACTAGGTATCTGTGAACGCTTTCCTGCTGTCTCTCCTTTTGCTGTGAGGAGAGAAAGGGCATCTGAGGTCTTCCGTTTAATTGGAAGAATCAGAAAGAGCAACGAACACAAAACCAAGGAAAGAACGCAGAAGAGAGTTATCAGGAGACCAGCAGGGGATAATTGGTTCTAGGAGGAGGTGATGAATTGGCTGATAGAGAAGTGACAACCCGTT